AACCCCGTTCTCATTCCGCTTTGGAAACGCCAGCGGCAGCGCTGTTAATTTGAAGTTCGCGGCCACCAACCCCAGTGGAAACGCCTTTGTCATCAGCGCTTTTCCCAGCGGGTCTGCTGCCATTAATATGGTCAGTACCGGGATATCCGTTCCTGCCGGAACCAATGCCATGTTCTCCGGTAACAGCTACGGAACGAGTCTTGACCTTCTGGTCAATGTGACGTGAGCACAGCTTTCTAATATCAATCGTATGAACCTTAAAGTTATCCCTTCGCTCCCACCCTCCATAGAGCTTTCCGGTACTGATGAGGAAGTCACGAACAGCTGGCCAGTTATGGGGCGCCCAAAGAAAATCCACCCACAGGGAATCCCCATCCTCTTCAGAGAAGAAGAAATCCGACAGCTCAGTGCTGAACCCATTGCATGGCCTTGCGATGACGCAACCGATCGGTGGATCTCCGAGGACATGGATGAACCCTTTTCGATTGGCCCAGATCAGCCAGAGACGTATCAGCCGTTTGAATTCTAGATCGTCTTTGAACTGACTTGTGATAACGTTATCGAATCGGCAGTATTTATTAACTTTGTCGGTGACCCAGTAAAGTTCAGGAATAGAAATCATGGGAAAAGGTGGAGGCGGTACAGGTCCGAGTGATGCTACAGCAATAAGGCCGTTGCCTCTGCTGTTCAATCAGAACGCTCCGGGAACCCCTTCAATCATGCAGGGGCTGACCGACCTGACTACCGAGGAATCCCAGTTTCTCAACCAGCAAGGCGGGATCAACACCATGTTCCAGCAGGGGCAGGGTGAATGGCAAGGACAGCTGGGTGCAGGGATCGGAACCAACCCGTGGGGTCTGGAATCTGAAGGACTGGCAAACCTGATGGGCCTCTCCGGCCAGATGCAGGGTGAGGTCAATACCGCGAATAACCTAGAACAGCAAGGTCAGGGCTACCTGAACAACGCTGAGAACCAAGTCAGTCAGCTGGAAAATGGGACCGGGCTCTACAAGTCTCAGCAGGCATACGTTGATCAAGCGACTCAATCAGGTCAAGCAGCGATCCAGCAACAGCTTGCAAGCGAAGGACTGACTTCTTCAACTCAGAACGCGATGCTGAAGAATCAAGTCGCTCAATCTGGAGCGGCCACTGCTGGTCAGTTGACCCAAGGAAACATTCAACTCGCTCAACAAGGAGTTCAACTTGCCCAGCAATTAGTGACGGGAGAGCAGGGACTTTCCGCAGGTAACCTTCAGGCGTTAGGTGCCATGTGGTCAAATGTGGCTCAACAGGCGGGAGGGATGAATGCTCAAGCATTTTCTCAGGCGGTTGGAGGGGCAGGGGTTCTAGGTTCCTTCTTCAACCAGATTGGTCAGACTTACGGAGTGCAGCTTCAAGGTCTTCAACTTCAGCTACAGCAGGAAGCAGATCAAGCACAGGTCAACGCCCAGCTGGAAACAGCTGAATCTCAGGCATCCTCGCAGGGCAAGAGTTCCATGATGGGCGGCCTGGGGTCGATCATGGGTAAGGGCGGCGGCGGTTCTGGTGGAAGCGGTGGGCTTCTAGGTTCTCTGGGCGGCCTGTTCGGTGGAGCTGCTGGTAGCTTGGGCGGCATAATCGGTGGCGTTGGCGCGGCAGGGATCGGGACCGGCGCCGGGGCCGGAGCTTCGGCGGCGGTTTCAGCGGCAGGGCTGGCAGCTGTGGCATGATGACCCGTGCGGATTCTCGTTGGCTGACGGCATGTGATCTGAACTGCCTGACCAGAGATGAGTTATTCGAGCGCTTCGAGGTAACACGGGTGGCCGACCTCACTGGCTACGACATCATTGGAGTTCCGGTCTACTCATGTTCTAGGCCGTGCGGCAAATCCATATCGGTCAGCGGAGGAAAAGGAACGACACGGGAGGCGGCGAGGGCAGGGGCAGTCGCGGAGGCTATTGAATTTCACACCTTCGAGAACCCGACCGGGAGATTCTATGTTGGACCTCTTGAGCACGATCCCGGCCTCCCAACATGCAAGGGTTCTAAATGGACAACCGAGTCGCCAATTGCACTGGAAACGGTGACTCATTACGCCAGTGACAAGTCCATCATTTTTCCATCCGAGATGATCTGGATGACAAAGAGAGTCGAATTGCCTAAACACTTCATGCGTTCGTCTAACGGGCAGGCAGTGGGCGGTACTTTCGATGACGCTTTCTTGCAGGGTCTTTTAGAGGTGGTAGAACGGGATCAGGTAACGCTTCGCCGCGTGGCGTGGAAACATCTTGGAGTTCCTGCTCCTCGCGTATCTCTTCCACCAAATCTTGAAGAGCTTGCCAAGAGGGCAGGTTTGTCCATCTACCTTTTTTCATGCTCATGGGACATTCACCTTCCTGTCTACTGGGCGGTCATTGCCGGGGATGAGGGTTCTTTTTCCGGTTTCGGATGTAGCATAACGAGTTCACGAGCTGCTGAACGGGCGATTCTAGAAGCGATCCAGAGCCGTGCTGTGTGGCTCTCCGGTGCAAGAGATGATATTCTTCGGAGAGACTTTGTAAGCAATCGAGATCGGACTCTAAAAGAAGTGCGGTCAGAACTTGATCCAATACCCACCGTTCCTTTTCCTCCCGACCAAATGCCCGAATTATCCGTGAAGGACGAACTGACTTTAGTTCTTCATAAGCTGTCCGCATGGAGGAATAATATCTATTACAAGCACATTGATCTAGGTGATTTTCACGCAGTGAAGACGATCATCCTTGGTCTGGAATGTCCGCAATTCGTCAGTGAGGATACATGGAGACCGATACGATTTACTACGTTGGCCCAAGTCTATATGGACACTATCCAGAGCCTTGGCCCGGAGAACTCTGGAAAGGTCCAGCAGCTCAAGGAGATGTTATCCGTGATGTCCTCAACCTAGAACCGAGGCAGATCGTACTGATCGACGGAACCTTTAACCAAACTTTATCGGTTTGGCACAAAGAGTTGGTCTTTGCTCTCCTACAAGGAGTTTACTGTATTGGCTCGTCTTCGATGGGAGCAATTCGTGCAGCGGAATTGGATCGGTACGGAATGAAGGGAATAGGAAGAATCTACGAACGCTTCCGTGATGGTGAAGAGGATGACTCTCTGGTAATCCTGAACTTTGATCCAGAGACTTACAGACCTCTTTCAACACCTCGCGTTGGGCACGAAGCGAAGCGTGAAGATGCTTTAGAAGCTGTTGAGTTTTCACGGTCTAATACGGAAAAAGTATCCACCACATTGAACAAAGAAGCAATAACCCCGTTTTTGCAAGTGATTCTAGATCGAATTCTGGCAGAGTAGGAAAGTATGGCTGACGACGACTACGGAAGAGACATCGACCCGGATGAGGCCCTTGCAACTGGCGAGCAGCAACTGAAGGACTCCGGGGATATTCCACTAAAGCCAGCGAATACCGACGAACCAAAGGGGGATACCAGCGGGGATCTGCACACTGACCCCGGTGATTCTGTTCCTGCTATCCCGGAAGATGAGGAGGGACGGGGAGAGGGAGACGTGGCCGATGTCACTCAGCCGTACACCCCAGAGGAGAGGATGCAGCATTCGATGGAGCAAACGCGATCTGCCAGAAGGTCCTATGATCAGCTGCAAGCTAGAACGGCTCCGATGTGGGAGAAATACCGGCAGATGGCGCAGGACGACCAGCAGGCGCGGCAACATGAAGGCGAGGACGATCAGCCTTATCCGCCTCCTCCATCTCATGAAAAACAGACCTGGATGGGAGCGGTCACCAACCTTCTAGCTGTCGCGGTTCCGATCGCCATGATGTTCGGCGCCAAGGGGAATGGATTTGCCAAGGGTGCCATGATGTCTGCTCTGGGTTCGTTCATGCAGAACTACACCAAGGGCCGGGATCAGGCGGCCAAGAACGACTGGACTGAATGGAAGGAGCAGGTGCAGGCAATCCACGCCTCCAATCAGCAGCGCCACCAGATTTACAAAGACATCCTCGGTAACAAGCGACTGGCTCTCGATGACCAGTTCAAGATGATCCACGCGGTCTCATCTGAGTTTCTAGATCCTACAATGATGAAGGCTGCTAGAACGAGGGACATGAAAGGTGTGGTCAAGCATCTCGAAAATCAGGAGAAGGCGGATTCGAGGTTCGTCAGGGGGGCGGATAAGACGGCCAAGGTCCTGCACCCGAGAGACTGGCAGGACTACCGCCAGTACATCAAGGACAAGACGGACGGCAAGGTTGACCCGGAAACTGACCCGGTGGGCGCAGACAAGGTGGAGAAGTACACGGACTGGAAAGACACGGAATCCACAGCTGCTGATCGTCGAAGGAATCACCCTGCCAAGGATGCCAAACCTAAGTCACCGACAGCAGATGATGTGCGAAAAACTCTGTTTGGAGATCAGTAGTGTCCGACGAAACCCAGACAACTTACTACGGCTACGAACGCCCCGGAGATCCAGACTACGACTCGGCATCAGCCGCAGGTATTGGAGATCGGGACAACCAGTTGTCAGCAGATCCCTCCCATCATTCGGTAGCGCTGACCCAAGCAGAGAGAATCGCAAGGTTTGGGGTTTCGGGAAAATCCACAGGCCAGCCATTCGAGTACAACGGCGCAGTCTACTATGATGAGGACTCAGCGCCGGAGAGCAATCGCCGGGTGGACATCTATTCTCCTTCCGGTCCTCAGGAAGGAACCCACGCGGATGAGTATCAACACGTTGCCAACATGGCAATGTCTGATGAGCAGATCCGAGAGAAGTACCTAGCCTTTCTTCCCAATTATTACGAGAAACAGGCTCCTGAAGAAGAAAAGCCAGAGGAGCCAAAACAATCTCCGACTGGTGATCTCTTTACAAAGCTGAAGAATGATCATCCTGAACTTAGTAAAGAGTCAGATCAGGACATTTTCAATAAGGTAATCAGGCCAGCTTTCCCTGAGATTTCTGCCGACAAACTGGAGGTCTATGCCCGTGACCCCAACGCTGCCAAGCTGATCAAGGAAGAGGAAGAACGACCTAGAACGCCCCTGGAGAAGTTCAAGATTGCCTACCCCGATATCGCGAAGGGGAAATCTGATGACGACCTATCCCGGTGGCTCTATGACAATCAGGGAGCCAAGGGGGATTACGACCAGTTCAAGGAGAGGCTCAACCCTCCGAAACCTAGCACCAATGCTGTCGGGCTGGCGGCGTTCGCCCAGAACGTGCAGGCCGCAGAAGAGCACACCTTTGCCGACATTGACCGGGCGCCCCAGTCTCTGGCTGATCTCTGGAAAGCGGCCGGAATTTACGGATGGGAACAGTCCGCAACCGACTGGGCCAGAAAGAACGTGCCGGGATACGCCGGAGCTGATGACTATTTCAGGAGTTTCACCAAGAGCGCGAAGGAACGGGCTGACCAATTCGATCAGCAGGCCAATCAGCGGCAGGAAGCGACCGGAAGCGATCTAGGTTCTCAGGTAGCGGGAGTGGCCGGCCAAGCCGTGGGTTCCGTTCCCGGAGTAGCAATTAGTTTCGGAATGGGATCGACCGGGAAGGCGGCGGCACTCTGGGGGATGGCATGGGAGGGAACTACTGGTTACGGAAGGGCCGTGGAAGAGCACCAGAAGAATGCTGTGGGTTCATCCGTTCAGGAGATGGGGATGCGCGGGTTCTCGCAGCTGCTGATGAACACCGGGTGGGGCCGGGTGGCCAGTGGATTCGCCAACTCAGTTGCTTCAGCTGCCGACTCCGAGGTTGAGAACTGGATTCAGGGACGACCTAGCTCGATTAATCAGGATGCTAAGTCCTGGATTGTCGGGCTGGTCACAGGGGTCCTGATGTCCCACGGAAAGGGAGGCGAGTACAAAAGCCCTCTCTCCGAAAAGGGCGAGATTCAGGATGACATGCACATCGGTGAAACGGGACCTCCTGCTCCAAAGTCATACCCAGTCTCGGCTTCTAGTGTTCTAGGTCAGGAATCAGAGGTGGAGTCCCCTGTCAATCCGATCGCCACCAGTGCGGAGAGGCCGGTCAACCCGAGTCTGAGCGGCGTGGACTGGCTGAAGGATCTGGGATCTCCCAGAAGGTCAGTCACCTTCAACGAGGATGCGCAGGGCGGCGAGTTCACCTTCCACGACAACCCGGCAGTCAACGAGGAAGTCACCAAGGCGGTCGATCACCACGAGAAGGGAAACGTCGATGAGGCGCATGATCATCTGGATCGAGCCATTGCCCTCATGACCCCTGAGGAGCAGAAGGATTTCTCCAAGAAGGTGATTGATAAGATCGAGGATTTAGGAACGACTAAAGAACAGCGAACGCCTGCCGAAAATAAGAAGTCGAATGAATCCTCTGACGACCCATTTAATGACTATTTCTTTTCTGGGGTGCCTATTAATCCTGACGACCTGGATGCGATGCTGGGGGAAGCCCCCAAGCTCGCCAAGTTCGCCCGAGACAAAGAAGAAGGAGTCAACTTCTACGCCGGATTACCACATATAAGCCTCGGGGAAACCCCCAAGGAATTGAAGTATGATGCCAAGGCTAAGTTCTCTCCTGAGACTTATGCCGGGGATGAGTCGGAGACAGCGGGTGCCATCGTCAAGGCCGAGAAGGGGAGAACCGCAGGAATGCGGAACATGGCGCAGGCCGAGATTGCGCGGCAGGCCGGGATCGAGGCCAAGCTGAAGGGAGGGATTGAATCCCACAACCGGGAGAACTACTTCAACAAGTTCTCATCCGATGAGAGGGTGCAGCACTTCGTTGATTATCAGGAAGGCAGAACCTTGTCAGACCCTAAGGCCGACTGGATCTACAAGAATGTCTACGGCCCGATGTACGAGGCAATCGCCAAGAGGGATGAGTCTTACCACATCGTTTACGACGAACGGGAGAACTACTTTTTCCAGCTTCTAAGTCATCCGAGGGATGCCCTTCCCCGGCTGCTCAACGATGTCAGGAAATCAGTAGGTGGCCAGAGCTTCGTCAAGCCGAGACAGATGATGCTGGCCCTCCGTCTGGCTCTAGGTCACAAAATGCTGACCGACAACCCAGAACGCCTGATGCAGATGAGATGGGCGGCCAGTGACCGGGCGATTGAGAAGATCCGCACCCTTCGTGAGTTTGAACAGCAGGGGCTGGCCTACCGCTCGGATGACCCCAATCTCCCGTATGATGTGAAGTCGGAGTGGTCCGAGTTTCCCACCGCTGAATCAGCCTTTGATCCTAAGACGGGAGAGCCAAGCCACAAGATCAATTACCGAGTCAGTCCCGGAGTGGTCCCAGTTCTCAATAACGCTTTTGATCAGCGCAGTTACATGCAGATGGGCGCGATGACCAGAACCTACTTCAAGGTCGTCAATGGCCTGAAAGGTCTCGGAAGCATCAAGCTCCAGTGGTCACTCTTTCACCCTCTGCACATTGCCCAGATCGCAGGCGCCGACATTGCCACGGAGGCCCAGAGAAGGACAGGACTGGGCGTGGCCAATAAGGGTGATGTGGCCAATGCCTTTACCGCGCAGATTCCACCAATGGGAATCTGGCATGTTGCTAGGGGTTTCATGGGAATGGCGGATGAGGTCAACGTCCTCAAGGGAAGAATTCCTTGGTCACAGGCGACTGCTACGGTGAAGGAGAACGTCAAGATGTTCATGGACATGGGCCTGAAGGTGGACGTGTCTGAGGAAACACAGATGATGTTCCACAAGTTCATCACTGATCAGATTCCCAAGGCAATCAGGGACATGTGGAGGAATGACCATACTCTCTCCAATCTTGCCAGAATGGGTTATAGAACGCTTTCCGGCGAGTGGTTCTCTCACTGGTGGTTCGGAGAGCTGACCCCTAGAATCAAGATGGCATCGGCGGTGATGCGCCGGGACACCCTCTACAAAACCAACCCCGATCTCTTCAAGCCCCAGAACCGGGCTGCCCTTCTGAAAGAGTACCAGAAGATCAACCGGGACATCGAGGGCAGATACGGAGAGATGAATTACGACACCTTGCTCTGGCCCAGAATGGCCAAGGAGCTTGGGACCTCCCACCTTCTAGCTCTCGGCTGGCAGATCGGTTTAGTCAGAACCACGGGTGATGCCGTGATGGACATGACCAAGAACGTTGCCCATATGGCGAGGATGTCCAAGGAGAAGGGTCCGGGATGGTCTAACCGTCTGGCGTTCGGACTGAACTACAATGCGTCTCAGTTGATGACCGGGGCCGCGATAACATGGATGGCTACCAGAACGGTTCCCACCCTCTGGGATATGGTCTTTCCACGAGTCGATCCCAATGACCCCAAGAAGCGGGTTCAGATGCAGGGATTCATGAAGGAGTTTCCTGCGACCAATGAGTACATAAACCAGAACGGAGGATGGCCAACTGGAATAGCTGGTGGACTCACTCACTGGGCCGGGAACAAGCTCAACCCGTCAATCTCCACCACCCTGCAAGCTGCCTACAACAAGGATTACATGGGCAAGCCGATCGGGAACGCATTGGATATCCTTCAGTACTGGGTCAAGGGTGTAGCGCTTCCTATTTCAGGTGCCAATATTCTAGATACCGTCAAGAAGGAGGGAAAGATCAGCATCGGGGATGCCATCATGGATGGACTTGGGTTCACTCCGAGTGGTCGGTGGACATCGGACAGCGGGACTGATAACTCGATTGTCAACGAGTGGTCTGGGTCCAAGGGCGGGACCAAGGAGGTTCATGATGCAAGGGAAGCATACCGGAGGGCATTTAATTCCGGTGTCCAGAAGGACATTGACGAAGCTAGAAGCAACCTAGTGCGCCTGAAGTTGACCGAAAGGCAGATCCACAACATTGAGACGACCGCTCACCTCTCGACCGGACAGAAAGTATTCAATCAGTTGTCACATGACAGACAGCGGCAAAGACTGAAAGAGATGTCGCCGGAGGAAAGAAAAGAGTATCTTCAATACGCCTCCCCGGAGGTTCGCAATGAATTCGGAAATCAATGATGTCGTTCTAGAAGAATACGAGGCTCAATGGCCTGACGCATCCCCGAAGGAGAAAGCTCAAATCCTATCGGCTCTGATAATGTACGTTAAACGAAAGTACGATGTGCAGAATTTCAGAAAGAATATAGATGCAAAGACCAAAGAACTAGAACATCTTGTTGAGAAGGGAATTCCGATCGGTGTGGAATTCATTCCTCTCGAATTAAAAGAGTTTCTTCCAGTCAGCAGAGCCATTGGATATGCCCGAAAACAGATTAAAGAACTCGGAAACACATACGGAACCGGACTCAAGCGAAAGCCAAAAGGCGCAGAACTCAAGGATGCTAGATCCTTTAAGCCAGTTGCTGTTCGTAACAGCCCAGATTCTGACGAAGAGGACGACTCTGATTCTGGTTCTGGTGATGAATTTCTCGCTGGCGATCTGGAGTATGATTCTTCCGAGATGGATTAGACTGGCGATCGCCGGAGCTTTCACTCTCACCTCGTTTCTCATAACCCGATTCGGATTCAAAGAATGAACACAGCAGAAGGCAGGATAACCATGGTGCGAGAGCATCAGGTTCAGGAAGCTCTAAAGGTTCTAATTTCCAGCAGTCAGGGACTGAACAGATGGAGCTGTTTTTCCAGAGATGATCTATCAGCCATCAAGAGAATTCTAGAAGACAACAGACGTGACTACCACCCAGACATATCCAGCGTATACGCCATCTTCATTCAGGAGATTGAATCTGAGATGAAGCGCCAGTGGGTTGAGCGGGACAGAATGGACAGTGGTATCAAGTCCTTAGAGGAAACCAAACACTACGTGACCTTATCATGAAAAAAGCCTCAGGTATAAAAGTCAAAATGCAGAAACCCGCCAAGATCAAGATCAAGCCGGGTAAGGGTATGAAGATGCCTAAAGCAAAGTGAATGAGCGCAAAACTGACAATGAGAGGAACGGTGTCCAACCTGACACCTCCACCAGTGGTCATAGCGCCCACTCTGAACATCCGGGGAGTGGGATCGTACCTGCCGAGTCCGTCAGTAATTCAACCCCCTCCGATATTCAAGATTCCTACCGTCGATCTTTCTGGAAAAGCTGTCTTGTCACTCAAGGCGACGGTGACCACCAAGCAGCCACCACCTTTTTCGTTCCCTAAAGCAACTGGATCAAAACATTGAACTTTCCTCAATCCTTCAACGGTTCTAGAAGCGGGAACACCCCGCTCATCGGCCAGTCACAGGTGCCGATGGTAACCTTTCAGATTCAGGTCACTCCTGAACTGATGACGGCACTTCATGAGTATGCCAGCATGACCGGACTAGACGGTCACTCGCTCATGAATCACGTCTTCACCCGTGGCCTCGTGAGCCTCAAACAAGACTACCGAAATGCCCAAGCAGAAAACTCAGAACCAGAACCCCCCGAAGAAGGGGCGCCCAAAGAATAGCGGCCTCCGCGTTCCTCATTGGGCGCATCAAGCCGTTGCTCGACTTTCATCCTTGTCGGGAGTATCCAGTCAGAAGATACTGGAAACTGCTCTCAAGGATGGACTACAGGTGGTGGCAGAGCCTCTGGCCGGATGGATCAACTACCAGAAGACTGCACAGAAACAATGGGATGAAACATTCAATAATCTGGAAGCAGGAAATCCTGAAATCCCAAAGGCATCCGCTCCCTCACCCTATCCTGAGGCAGATCCTAAATCAGTCGTATTCAGCGACCGAGAGGGTGGAGATTCAGAGGGACTGGATTTATCTGACCTCGAACGAGGACACGGAGAAGCGGTTCTTACGAATGGCGAGTCTATTGACGGAGAATAACGAATGAGCATGTGCATCGCGAACAACAATGGGGGCGCTGTTCTAGGTGCCAATGGAAACTTCTGCGCCATCCAGACTTGGCAGGCAGGCCAACCGCAGGCGGCAATGGCTGCCTGCTCCCTGCTGACCAACGTGACGGCAACGATCGTCAACGCAACGGCGACCGGAACCCTGACCTTTCAGGAGCTAGGTCTTGACGGGACGTGGAGAGCAATGTCCACTCCGGCGCCCATCTCGCTTTCCTCCGCGACCACCAACGTGATCCTGACGGGCGCCTACCACGGAATCCGCGTTGCTCTCTCCGCTCTGGCGGTCAGCACCGTTACCTACGTGGAGATCCGGGCGACCGTAAGCCCGACGAACTAGAATGGCCTCTGCCTTTCCGGGTGGGATTGATTCGCTTCCCGATATCACCAATCCCACCACCACGGATTGCAACGTACCCCCCACGCTGTCTTCTAGAATCAACCTCCTTCAGGAGGCAATGACGGCAGTGGAGACTTGGCTGCTGGCCAACTCTCCTGCGTGGACTCCACCACCCGGCCTGATCATGGCATTTGCCGGGACCTCGGCGCCTCCGGGGTACGTGATGTGCGACGGGTCATCCTATTCCACCACGACTTTCGCCGCTCTCTTCAATGTCATCGGAACCACCTACGGTAGCGGAGTAGGGACATTTGCGGTCCCTGATCTGAGGGGAAAGGTGGTGGTCGGAGCCATCTCGGCCTTCTCTCCATCGTTCCCACTGGGAACCACAGGTGGAGAGTACACCCATCAGCTCTCCCTGACAGAATTAGCTTCCCACACTCATTCCGTCACCTCTCCGAATCACACTCATTCAGCGACAGACTCCGGCCATACCCACACGGTAACCAATGCTTTCAATCAGACGATTCAGGGGTTGCAGACTGGGGGAGCCACATACTTTCTCCCTGCCCAGATTAGCACCGGGGTTGGTAATGCCAACATCACCGTGGGAGCATCTTCGGCGGGAATCACCACCACCAATTCCAACGGCAGCAACACCCCTCACAACAACATTCAGCCGTACCTTTCGCTGAATTACGTGATCAAGACCTAGAATGCCAACTGTCTACGACGGGCCTCTTCCCTACGACGCTCCCTTTCCGTACGAGAACCCACAAACAGTAACGGTGGCAATCCATGGAAGGGTCACCACCGTTCATCGACCGAGAGTCGCAAAGGATGCTATTGTGGATATTTGAGAGGGTGAACAGGAACCCCGGCCAGCATTACCGGACCATCTGGAACCCATTGACGAAAGCTCCAGATCATTTGTTCTTCCTCTAGCTCCTTGTATTCCTTCTCAGGAATAAACCATCCATCCGGCTTCGCTCCAGTGTCCTTGATGTGCTGGAGAATCTCTGTCAGGACTTTTGTTCTGGTTTCCATTCTAGGTTAGAGAAATAGAGAAATTCCCAGGAGTGAACTGGAAGGTTTCATTTTTACGAACATGGTGAACAGCTTGAACGTATCCCTCATGACACCAGTCCTTTGGTAACTTCTTTCTGTTTTCTATAAGCCTAGCAGCGTGGATATACCCCCAGTCACCTTTAGCTTCTGGGTACTGAAGCGTTGCCTTGTTGGCAAACAGGCCGGTCACTGGGTCATATAAGTCTGCCCAAGATCCAGTAACCCTTGCATACCCCGCGCCGGAAACCTCTTTCAGGTTATTATCTAGAAGCGCCAACTCCCAATCGGGCCTGGGTCTGGGTTTCCAGATACCATGCTCGAACTTAGGCAGGAACAGGCTGAAGACACCCAGTCCTGTGGTTTTAAAGAAGTCTCTTCTATCCATACGTGATCTCTATTTCTGTTCTTTCTTCCGACCTAGAACGGACTTTGACTTGTTCCGTAACGAACCTGATTTTCCAGGGTTCGTCTCCAAGTATAAGCCCAGCGTGTCGTAAGCCATCAAGCAAATCTTTACAACCGGCGCTGAAATTATCTGGGTCACAGGGTCTGATGCGGTATCCAATAAAGCGGACCTCAGGGCATTCCAAGCAGTCTTTTTTTCCTGATACTGTTTCGCCCAGTGCTGCCTTTTTGTGACGTTCAGGCTTGGGGTGCGGTACTTGACTGATAGTCGGATTTTCACGTTGAAAGGATCGGCTGGCTGCTTTAACCAGCCGATCTAGTTCCTGCTTGGTCATGGGTGATATGGGCACCCGTACCCGTGACCACTCTTCTGAATCTGGAAGGCATCCGCACCGCAATGTATGCAATACTGACCCACGCTTTGATGGTAGACCACCTCGTGCTTACACCCCTCCTGCCCTTCCCACTCCTTCCAAAACCCCTCAATCACTTCTAGAACGGTCATCTTGCTATTACCTCCGCATATTCCGCCCTGATTGGCTTAACCACGGCAACGACAAATGAAACACCACTACATTCCTGACTGACTGCCACATCTAGATTGCCGTAAATGCCACGGATCTTTTCCAATTCGATTATAACTTGGGTTATATTCACAGCAACATCATCCTCCTGGCTGCCTGAGTCGTGATCTCCAGATCAGTCCTCAGGTATTCAATTGCCTCCTCCCTGTTCTCCTTCCATAGATGAGAGAATCTAAGGCCATTCCCCTTCTTCCCCGGAAGACCTAGAAACCTAGCAAGGGCATCCAGAGAGATCATCTCGTCTCTGTTTCCCATCTGCCAATAAGTCGCTAGGTCTATAAATCCTCGATTAAAATACCTTCCATCGAATACAGAGGGATGGACCGGAATTCCCAATTGCCAAGACCGTCGAACCATAAAGGGGAGGTCGAAGCGCAAGATGTTGAATCCAACCAGCCTACTTGATCCACGGCGGTCCCACCGCATCCAGAAATCGGATACGACGGCTCTCTCGCTTTCTCCGGCGCCCTTAACTTCGAGCGCATCTCCTCCCGGCTTAAATGGGTCAAAATACCCAATACAGAGCACGGTAGCTGTTCTGGCATCCAACGCGGCTCTCTCCACGAAGTGTTCATAGTATTCCTCCTCTGCGCTCTCCATGTATTTCAGGATTGCTTCTGGGGTCTTACGATTGCCCAGCTTGACGTTATCCCGGTCAAAAGGGGGAACTGACGCGAGAATTTCTTCCCGCGTCAGCGCCGATGTCTCAATATCGAAAACTAAGCTCATTCTTCAGCACAACACCGAATGTTGTAGTTGGGATAATCTCTGATCGGGGCCACCTCCTTGTGGCCCATGTAAAGATCACCGACTCGGGATTGATCCTCTGAGTTGTACCAGATGTACTTTTGACCATCTGGCAGTTTCAATGTGCTGTCCTCTCCTAGAACGCACATCTCGGCCTCCTTCAGGCCGTAACGGGCTGGGTCTGCGCAGTAAGGGCAATAGCTCACAGGATTTCCTCCTTCTTGCTGTCCTTCAGCCTCTTGCTGATCGTCTCCCATTTATCAACCACCGTGGAAAGCGTCTTGTTTTCCACGTTGATGATCTGCTGGGCGCGGGTCAGCTTGAACTGCCGGAGCAGGGTCATCAGGTCCTCTTCCTTGAATCCATCCATGTCCAGATGGGCCTGAACCTGTTCTAGAAGGGTCATCTCCTCCAGCTTCTTGGCCCCTAAGACCTCTTCAGCGATCTTCGCAGCTGACTCCAGGCCGGGGATTTCGTCAGGTCGATTGGCCTCCGTGTCCACTGGTCCCGTTTCCGTGGTGGGTCTAACCGTGGGGACTGGCCCGGTTGGCCTTCTGACTCTCCACGGGTCCACTTCCGGGCCGGGATCTGGTGAGGGAGTCCTTTCTAGAATGTCGTCAGACTTCTTGGTCTTCTTTGGGACCATCTTCTTGACCTCGGACTCTGGAACGATGGGAGTATTCCCGCTGTTCTGCGCCTCATTCCCGTCATCGTCCTCATCAGCTGTCATGTTGAGGATCGCGGCGTAGGCGTAGCGCCTCATGTAGGTCAGCTCGGAGCCGAATTGCTGCGGCCCCTTGGTAACGGCGACCAGAGGGAAAACAGACTCGATCGAGACACCGGACTCATGCATCAGAATGGTTTTCAGTTCCCAGAGGAAAGGGTGAATCTTCAGACCCTCCCCCTTGATTACCGTTCCCTCCTTGTCCGTTGCTTCGGTGATTACCTTTTCAGAGTCGATCACCAAGGTCCCGGCTGGCTGGCAGACCTGGGACACGGACAGTCCGTGCTTGGCCAGTATCGACCTAGAAGCGTCCTGTAACGCATCCAGGGTAGCGTACTTGCTGCCGAAGTACGGGTTTGTCCGATCCTTGGCCGGATTCCGCAGCTCCTTGTGAGCTGCGGCCAATGCGATCGCCAGAGGATTAGTTGCGGGATTGTCCATCCTGCTCCTCCTTCATTCTTTTGTGAGCCTCGATTGCCACCCTCGCGATTGAGGTCAGTTCTATCTGAGACATCCGTTCTCCGATGCGATTCCCGAAAAAAGCCTGATAGGCGCCATATGCCCATCCCATACTGAATGCCACCCCTTCCTCATCGCTCTGGTACATCTTATTACCGAAGGTCATGACTTCAGGGATCTTTCCAAGGAACCAGAACAAATGCTTCTGGGTCATTCTCATTCCGAAACCACGGCAGTACTGCTCAAGGGTTGCGACATCTTCCTCAGTGAGGCCCTCCGCGTCTTCGATGAGGGCGAGTATCTCCTCAGGGGTCAGACTATCAAGGTACTTTCCCCTGATCTGCTTTCGTTCGGTTGTTCCTGCTGGTTGCGTATCCATATTGTGAGTTCTTCTGGTTTGATTCTTAGAGCCTTCTTGTTTCCCAGACGTGTGGCCTTGAGCCTGCCTGATTGTATAGCAGCGTAAACTGTCCCTATACTGATCTGGCACCTCTCGGCAACGTCTGAAACCTTCAGAAGTTGCTCTCTTTCGTCTTCTGACATAGGGATACCATCTTACCGAATTTTTCATGTAGCAAGTTATTTTATTGACAATTTAGGCACGAGAGCCGTATTAGTCGCCTATGAGACCCCATTCCCAGATGTTCGTGATGGCAGCGATCGTCATCCTCGTGCTGATGTTTCTTGCCTTGCTGTGTCTCGGGGGTGAGTTCCCGGACCCTCAGACTCAACCCTTCGAGTGGGTCAAGTCAATGCATGGGCAGGAGGGGGTGCAATTGGCCTTAAACATGGTGGCCGACAAGCAGGTCAAGGGGGATACCTGCGTTCTAGATGAAGTGGGTGCGGCCTTCGAGGGAGTGGATGCCTACGGGCGCCGGGCGTGGGTCTTCATGGTCAGGTTTCATCGGAGGGACTGTCTGGCGGAAGTCGCCATGATCACCCTCATCCCAAATCCAAAACCAATAATTCAGGTAGTCACCCTGACACAACCGAACCTATAGAATATGGCATTCGAGCAAAGAGATAACAGCGGAACAATGTTCCGAAACGAAGACAAGACCGAGGATAAACACCCTGACTTCAAAGGTGAGGGAATGATCAACGGAAAGAAGATGAAGATTTCCGCGTGGACTAAGACGATCAAGAACGGAGAGCACGCCGGGCAGAAGTTCCTCTCGCTCTCCTTCCAAGAACCATGGACCGGAAACAGAAGCGGCGGCAGGCCGACCGCCAGAAGGCAAACGGAAGAGGACGTGTTCTAGAATGATGAACGAACAGGAGGCCGAGGAAATGATAAAAACATTACTGAAACGAGTGAATGAGAAGGACCAGATGATCTCTGACCTTCAGGCTGAGAATGTCAGGCTGGCGAAGGAATGCTCCAGAATGGGGGGAATGTACTGCAACTCTCTGGGCGTGGGAGACGGGACAGGTCAGCTGTTCGTCCATGGAGACTACGAGTCGATCAAGGCGTGTCAGGCAATCATTCTGGAACGGGACAGACTGAAGCAATTGAACCTGATGACTGATGAGCAAGTCGTTATGGATCTCAAGGTCGAGATCGAGCGGTTGAAAATGCGACTTGGAGAGGCGCGGGTTGAGTTTATTTGTTTTAAGCAGCTCATCACCGAACTGGCGAAATGGGCTGATGAGAATACGCCGCCAGAACTCCTCCAACGCGCACGGGAGGCGACACGATGAACGAGAAGCCTATTTGGCCAACCGGGCAATGGAGAGAGGCATTGAAAGCGAAAGACGCCGAGATCGAGCGGTTGAAGGACCTAGCACGAAGACTGGCGAGGGGGTGGGATTACTGTCGATGCATGGAATTCGGAGAACCCCTTTCCTTCGGGGAAGAACCAATCTGGTATCACTGGGACATGGTAAAAGATCCTGAGGTTCTAGGTTTATTCAAATGAGCACCTTAGACAACACGCCAAAGACAGAGCGCGAGGTTCGCATCCTGATGCACGAACCCGCGCCGGAACAGCGGCCAAAACCCGAACGGGCGACCTGCCCCTGCGGATACGGCGAGGTGGTTGAACCGATCTGGCGGCCATACCTGAATGCTTACGGATGGGTTCTAGCTTGGTACTTCGGGGTGAAATGCCCCAAGCACGGCTGGGCCTCACGGTTAAGGCGGGTCAAGGCGAGGCCGGGATTCGAAGTCAATGAAGAGCCGGGGGATATTCTAGGATGAACTACGACACCTTCGAGATGCCAAAGACGTTCCAGCAGGAATTCCTAGAAGCTCTCCAGGGGTGCCCAGAGGGAGGGTCCTTCATCTGGGAAGGGGGAAGGCATAACCTGCACGGAACGGCTAAGATGTTTGGAATGAGGATCAAGACCAGATCAACCAAGGAAGGGCTTAGAATCTGGGTCAGTGCGCCGAATTCATCCGCGCCTGAATCTGCCCAATCTCAGCCTGAATCTGCTTGATATCCTCTTGGACCCTGAGAAGACGATCATCATCGACCAGTGACATGGTGGTCGTCTTGTCTATCGAGTTCAGGTGAACCTTGATTTCCTCCAGCGAGGTCTTCGTCTCGTTCTGGATGTGTTCTAGAGCGTTCTTGGTTTCGTTCAGTGAACGCCGGGCCTCCACGTCATTGGAGACCTGCCCGTACCACATTGGAATTACCACAATGATTATTCCGATGAAGGTCAGCAGGTGACCAAGATTGAACTGAAGTCTCCACAGCCCATTCTTAGAATTCTGGTTTTCCACGAATTCATGAATGTTACTCAACATAGGTATATTACGCCAGTACGCATTTCCGATCAATGCGTCCAATACCTGATTAGTACCGTTAGGCAATACTCCGAATGGGTCAGATTTGAGAGTTTTTATTCCTCTCGGCTATTTCGCCTTCCAGCTTTCCGGCAGCATGAGCCGAGGATCTGGTCACTTCCAGAAGCTCCGTCAGTCTCGAATTCAACTCGTGTTTCAGGTTGTCCGTCTTTTCCCCGTTCTTTCTGGATTGCATCCATGACAGAACAGCGGTGACGATCTGAGCGAGAATTCCCCCTCCTACCACCACGAGCGCGGTATTGAAGTCTCCACCGGGAATCTCTGATAGCATTGCGCGAGAGTATCATTGAATCTGATCTTGCTCAATCGTTATAGAAGGTTTAAAATTCACTGTCTTATAAAAAATACCTGATGAAAAAGACCGCTCTTTCCCTTCTGTTCGCGACCGGACTTCTCGCTGGTTGCGCCTCGGCCCCACAACTGGCCTCGCTGGCCACTCCGGCGAACGTCCAGACCACCATCTCGGTTCTAGGAGCACTTGCTGCGCCAAAGCTGACCGCTGGTGACAAAGCAATCGTCCACGCCTTCGCCACCGACCTGCTCTCTCTGGCTATGGCCAACGTGGATGCCTCAAATCTGGCGATAATCACCTCGAAGATCCCGGCCAATGTCTCGGCCTACACCGCTGGCCTGATCGCGGCGGCGACCGCCGACCTGAATCTGGCCCTGGCCAAGTTCGGACAGCATAACGCCACCGTCCTGGCTTACGTGACGGCAGTGGGCAACGGGTTACTCAGCGCAGGATTCTAGAAATGAGTTTCCTCCTGATCGTTCTCTTGGTCCTCCTCCTTTGCGGGGGAGGTTGGGGATACGGAGCATATCCGGCCTACCGGGGAGGGATCGGGATTGCCGGCCTTATTCTCATCAGCCTCGTTATTTATCTCCTTCTAGGTCACCGTTTATGAACTTCCTCGGAGCATCATGGCAACCCAAGGTAGCGGCAATACTTACAGCAGTTGGGCCAGCGGGCCTGTTCTTTCTCCTTACTCGTTATGCTCATATGAGCACCGACGATGCTACTCAAATCAGTGGCCTTGTTTTTGCTATCTTGGTTGCAGCAGGGCTGGCGACTGCCAAGCAGTCAGGGGTCTCAAACAGTCCCACCCCATTGGCGGTAGCCCAGAATGTGGTCCCGGTTTCAAGCCCGGCTCCACAGGAGGCGGTTCCTTTGGCCCATCCGGTTCCAACGACTAATACCCCAGCACCACCAAAATGAGCAGGGAAAACATTCTCATCCGTCTTCAGAACCTAGAACTAGAACGGTACGAACTCCTATGCCAGCTAAACCCGGGTCAGCCACACTTGCGTGGATACACTTCGGACTGTCCGCCTCAGTCCTCATACGCTCCTTTGGTGGATTACTCCCCATCCCCTTCGGTCTCGGACAAGCCCTCGCAGCGTCAGCGGCCCTCGTTCAAGCGGAGCTGACCAAGAAGGAAACCGACCAAGAGAATTCCATGAAATAAATGGAATGGATCAGATCCTCTTTTACCCGTTCTACGTCATTCTAGCATTCGCCTACCCACAAAATGAACATCAACTTCCTCGTCATCGACCTGAGCCATTGGGACGAAGCGTCCGACTACAGCAAAGTCAAAGCAGCTGGTATCGCAGGGGTCATCTACAAAGCCACGCAGGGGTCAGGGAACGTTGACACCACTTATTCGGGTCAGCGTGCCTCGGCGCTGAAGAACGGCCTCCTGTGGGGCGCCTATCACTTTGGTGACGGCAGCAGCGTAAAGACTCAAGCCCAGAACTTCCTCAATCATGCCGACGTGACGGCAGGGGACCTGTTTTGTCTCGATTACGAGAACAATGCCGACTCACAGATGTCGATTCAGCAGGCGATCGACTGGACGACACAGGTTGAGAATGACCTAGGACGGGTCAACCAGTGCGTTCTGTACTCCGGCAACCTGATCAAGGAAACGATGAGGCCGCAGGATCAGCCGTTCTGGGGTTCTAGAAGGCTCTGGCTGGCCCAGTACGCTTCCAAGCCTGTCGTTCCCGCGCCATGGGCCAAGTACTGGCTATGGCAGTACACCGACGGAGAGTCTGGACCGTCGCCACACAGCGTAGCGGGAGTATCGGGAACGATCGACTGCAACCATTACGACGGCACCGCTGACCAGCTGAAAGCAGAATGGGCGACTGGCAAAAGCCAATCACCCATTCCGGTTGAACCTGTGCGGATCTGTCCGCTATGCCATCAGCCCTGGCCTATTCCAGCCTAGGAGATATCCTCCCCGTCCCCTTCCTGCATCATCATCAAGGTGGTGATCAGGATACCCATGACGTTCTGTCTCCCTCCAATCCCTTTGCTGGTCATGATCGCGCTGCTCTTTCTGTCCTCGGTTTCGATGATCAGCGTCCACCTTATATCTGGCCCCACTTCCAGTGTGATCAGCCCTTCTAGGTGATCCAGTGTCTCTTTAGTGCTGTCGTTCGATGTTTTCATAACCGTTCCCTCCCCAACCTGCGCTCGGTCTCCGTCTTGCGCAGTTTCCGTCTCTGTCTCCTGCGAAGTTGCTGAACCGTCTCAATACAGCCTAGCAGGGTAAGAGCGATCAGGATCAGGCAGGCAACTGCCATACCGCCTAGTGCCTGTTCAAGTAGTTCTAGGTCGTTCATATTCAGTTTCCTTTCGCCATTCCGCACAAGGCCAGAACAGCATAAGTGCCAATTACCCAGATAATGAGCCAGATCATACCTTTTCCCCCATTCGATTCTCATAGGCTGCCTTCATTCTAGCATCCCTTAGGGTCTCCGAGAGATTCTCTCGGAATGGTCCCAAAGGTAAGACCTTGATTAACTCCTCCGTTTCATGATGGTTCAATGTGACAGCTGGAAACTTCCTCCAGTGCTTCACGCCCTTTTCAAGGCGGATGTCCAATCTGGTTGATGCTTTCATATTACCTCGCGCACCCTCCTGCAAATCTCGCTCTCTATTTCGTTCAATAAATCAGAGTCGCACTGACAAGTTATGCTCTCGACTAGGTGACTAGCCAAAACACCTAATTCCTCATCGGTGAATTTATCCCATCGAGAGCCAGCGCAATCGTGGTGACGGTTTCCAATTCTACCTTTTGGGTACATATTCTGTGATTTCCTTATTAAGTTTTGTGGATTTAAATCTTGTGAAATTCCATCGGCGGTCTTCCCTCTCTCATTGCTATGTGCTCCAGCTTATCCATTGCTTCTGTAGCAACATGCTCTCGGCGAGTGCCTTGCAGCTGCACCCCTTTGCGATTAGTGGCTCTGCTCAAATCAGCATCCAGAGCCTTATAGACGGCGTCGCTCTTATTCTCAGCTTCGACTAGGAAACGGACGGTAGCGGTGACGATGTACTTGCGTTTTACTGTGTTCATTTTTCTGTGATTTCCTTATTAAGTTTTACTCAGTTGATGCTCGTTAGAACATCCTAGAACACCCTCAGTGAGGGTGTTCTGTGGACGTGCTCTCTTAGCTATTCCATTCGTCTGAAACCAGTTCACCAACCTTGCATACGGTATTGAACATCCTCTCAATTTCCTTGATGGATTGATCAACCGTGCATAGGTGCAATTCCGGGACAATCAGATCATAACCTTTCCTCTGTCTGGGTGAAGGGTTTCCGGGTGATCCGTACCCATGCTGGTAATCCATTCGCTCACAGATCCACGGCTCCTTGTTCTCGCAGCACGCGAAGTTAAATCGGCGGAGGGAAGATGGATTGACAAGGTGGAAAGCCAGTCTGTCAATGTGTAGACTGTCCTGAGCTTTCTTGACGGTGTAGAGGGTCGAATCCCTTTCATCCCTGTGAGAGACTGAGATATTGATAATATCAAGTTCAACACGTATTCCCGTTGCTTCCAGTCTGTCAATCAGTGCTAGAACGGTTGCCCCTTTCCATTGAATCGCATCAACTGAGACTCCCCCGGAAACCGAGCCATTGAAGAGAATCTTGGCGATTCGCTTCTGTGTCTCCACTTCTTCCCAACGGACCATGCATTCGGGAACACCTTGAATAAAGGTGGCAACATCCACGTAATCCCCTGAAACATCCATTATAGGCTGAGGTACCATAATGTCACCCGATTGCTTCAGATCGAGCTTGGCGACGATATTAGCCATTTTTTGACACCCTTCTGGCCAGCCCTCCCGCTCCAGTCTGGCAGCATGCTCGAAATTATCTGTCCCGTGCCATTGTGGGCGCCCATTGTCACGGGAAGTCTGGTAACATCCCGATCTCTCCGGGTGTGGCTGACAGTTGATGCAAAAGTCAATGTACTCCTCATAGGTAAGGATAAGCTCGGTTTCGCTACGGCTGACGATGGTGGATGGGTACTTTCCACTAGGAATACCAGATTCGGGAGTGAAAGCTGGCTTGGTGGATGTTCTATGTCTTCTACGTGCCATAAATCTCCTTAGTTAGCGGCCATGTGAGCGACGATCTTGGCGACTTCGTTGCGATCGAGACCCTTCCAGATATACTCCTGTTCAACGTCAATCCAGCTTTCGCCAGCTGCCAGCATGATGCCACCGTTCTCGGAAGCTCTCATCGAAACAACGTGGCGGATCTTCAGATCAGCAACAGCCTTCCGTATCCTCTGAACGTGCTTGGTCCAGTTGGCGTTACAGCCGATAGCAAGTTCCAGGTCTTCATCGTAAGACCAGTTGATGAAGGCGAAGCGATCGAGGGTAGCTGCGTCAAGCTGGTTACGGCCAACGTACTGACGATCAGCACCAGTGCCATAGGTATTGCCAGCGCAAATGACAATGAAGTCTGGATGTCTCTGAACCATTCCACAGGGGAAACCGCATTCGTCGTTTGCCGTTGCCTGATTAACCGCTGCGCCAGTGTTTGGATTGCCATTGTCGAACTCATCCAGAAGGAAGATTCCGCCATCCTTATAGGCACGGTAGAAGTTGGTAGGGACATAGTTGCCCATCGCATCCATGTATCCGAAAAAGGCCGATACAGGGGTTTGAGCGCAAACACTGATTGCGTAGAAGGGAAGGTCCAGAACCTTGGAGACCGCCTTGGCGACATGGGTTTTGCCTGAGGCAGCTGGACCGACAAGGTAGACGTTCTTCCGCTGAGAGCAGTAGTTCAGAAGCTTTCCAAACTGCTTATGCTGCAGAGTGGAGGGAGAGACCCTGCCTTTCAGATCCTTGACGACGACCAGATTCGGACGGCGGAAATCTTCAAGACGCTCTTCAACGATTCGGATGACATCGCTTTCGTCGACCTTGGATGTCAGGTTTCCTAGAAACGGTGCGATGGCAGCTGCCAGCATCTGACCTAGGTCAGACTGGCCATCGCCGAGCCGTCCAGTTGAAACAGGGGTAACGTTCACAGGGGATTCCGATCGGAAGGGTATAGGAGTTTGTCCAGTGAGAAGGAATGCAATCAATTCGGCTTTGCTGGTCGTTTGAATCCAGCTTTTCTTGACGGCCATGGCATCGCACTTGGCCATCGCTTCAGTCTTAAGCTCCTTCACCGTCATCAATTCGTACTCATGAGCTTGACGAACGACGGGAACGGGAACAGTAGCTGACTCTTCCTTGAATGGATCTTCTAGAACGGGGTCAGACACTGGTTTCAGCCAAGTATTGATCCAGTCGTCAGATTGAAGATTCTCGGGTTTCAATCCCCAAATTTGAGCGATGGGGTCCAGCTGGCAATCGGACTTAGGGACATTGAACTCAGCGCCGTGAATGAAGACGGTGACTAGTTCGAGGGAGGATTCGGTGATGTTTTCCATATGATTTAAACTGTAGGTGATGTTTGAATTTAAACTAAAATAACCAACGATATGAAAGAAACACTACGTTCTAGATGCTGTCAAATAAATCTTTATCTCTTCTTACTTCTCCCTAGAAGAGCGGCCTTTTTAGCGGGTGACAAATAATCAATAACCGTGCTATTGACAGCTGGAGATTCACGTTTCTTCGATTCTAGTATTTTAGAACGAATGAAAGGTTCAGCCTTAGGGGCAATCTTTCCCATCGCGATATCCCTGCGTTGGATGTCATCCCGAAAGGTTCTAGTGCGAGACATTTGCTGCCAAGCCAGATCCCAGCGTCCTTGGTCGACGATTTCAAGTGTGTCAGGGTCGAGACCAGAAAGGACAAGTCTGGACTTCCATTCTTTGGCTCTGACCCAGAACAGGTTTCCTTCATCGTCCGTTTTAGTCATCAATTTGAGTAACCTAGAAGCCCGTCTGATCGCCTTGAAGTGAATGACGGGCTTTCCATTCCCTCCGTCAGAGAAGTAGAACAGCAACATTCTGACAGCTTCCAGTGTGCTTCTAGGATTATCAGTGAACGTGTATGCGTGCATGAGAATCGACTTCTCCTGATCTCTTTATGGATGATCTCTCCCTCCTGCGATCAGTGACAAGCACTGATCTAGAAGCTCATTTGTGCTTGCACAAATAGCTTTCGACCTTGGTACATGGCTTTCAGTTGTAAGTAACTGAGTATCAAAGGTTTCTGTCATAACATCATACAAGGTTAGTAGTATAAAATAGGATTTATCTGATGACTAATCATCCTCGTGACCACCCGTTCTCCGCTCGGCCAGTTGCACAAACTCGCGGGGCCTCGCTCCCGAATTCTCCGAGGTGGTCACTCGTTTCCCTACCACAGAAAAATTCTGAATCCCCAATAAAATCCTGAAAAGTGAAAGTAAATGAAAGCGCAAAAAGCTGTTCGCTCCGCTGCTTTTTGCTTTCTTCCTACTGAAAGCGGCCTCTCACCTAGCGAGGTCCGAGTCATCGAGGCCGAAGCTCTGGCGGAGTCAAAAGAAAAGAAGAGAACAAAGAAAAGAAAGCCCCCAAAGAAAAGACATAAGAGAGGAAAAGAAAAGGAAGGCGTGACAGCTGGACAAGAGAAAAGTGAAACCTTTTGCCATGGGAGCTGTGTCTCTCAGACTCCGCTCAACTGCGCCGGGATTGAACCGGAGGCAGAAGGTTCTACGAGTCGGACATGGCAACCGCCGTTGCTGATCTGATGTCCGCGCCACGTTTCCAGTTGAAGGAGGTAAGAAATCGGTTTATCTGTTCCTCCTTAAGCTGGACCCTTAAGGTGTGACTCAAAAGGGCCGCGATGTCAATCGACACTTGCGGCCCTTCTTCTTTTTGTTACCGTGAATCCTTCGTAAGAAGATTGTCAGTAGTGCTTAACCAAAGCCCGGGCTTGCGTGTGCAATGTCCCGGGCTATTTTATTTCAACTGATCAGCGTTGCCGTTGAGTAGGGTGGACCTAGCCCAACAGGGAGAAATCCCCGACGAAGGTCGCCGTCCGAGAGTGGAAAACAAACCGGTCGCCACCGCGAAAGGCGGCAACGTCAGCCTGAAGCTGACTGGAAGATGATCGCCCGTTGTCTACCGGGGAGCAACGTGAACCAGAGTTCAAGCCTCTGATCCCCGGAGATTTATTCCTCAGTGACCTCGACCCCTTGATAGTAGGGTTTGATCGAGCGGTGGAAGTAGGCCCCGGAACCCTGGGAGAAGAAGCGGTCGGCGGTCACCTGATCCACCCCTTGGTAGGCGTACCGGCGCCCCTGATGAAACTGGATGTAGAGGGTCCCAGACTCTTCGTCGTAGGCCGCAGACTGCAGGAGGGAGGAGCTAAGCGTTTTCCAGTCCATTGTTCATCTCTTTGGAAACGAACCATTGGGTGGCGCCGTCCTTCGGCCCGGAGACGTACTCGATCAGGTAACAGTTCTTGGCCGAGTCAACCTCCACCACCTTCCCCCGGAAAGGGTAGTCGTCGATCTTGCCAGTCACCTCAGTTCCGATCTCGTACATAAAAAGACCCTGCCGGGAAAACATCACTAAACCCGGCAGGGCGAATCACAGAATATAGATAATCACAAGCCCTCACAAGAAAACAGTCCCATGAGAATAATTGCTCTTACGTCATGAAGGATTTAGAGTCAAGACATGTCGAAGAAACGAAAGCAGAATGATGATACTGTCTCGGATTTTCCAGAGCAGGAAGCAGAGCCCACCGTCAACACCCTTGAAGATCCGGCCAGAGCGCTGGTCGAGTATCTCAGGCATCAGGAGAGGACCGACGGGATAACCAATACCGCCCACGGAACCTTGCTGGTTCACGATGTAACGATCCTCAATGATCTGGTCACCAACCTGGAAGCAGCCCTCCTCCCTCCGCCCCCGGAACCCGAGGAGCAGGAGGTCATCGAACCCAATCCCTTTCTAGAACCTCCGACTCCGGTCTCCGCGTCGGCGGATCTCTCAGGCAGCGGGAAGGTAAACCGGATCGACGAGTAATTGAGCAGTCACGGCATTGACCGGGATACTTTCTTCAACTTCTGCACCAAGCTGAAGATCCCGACCAAGGAGTACGGTCTGATTAATCTCAGGCCGTCACCCACCCAGATTTACCTGATCGACCAGATTCTAGAAGGACTGGAGCAGGGTATCCACCATTTCACCGTCCTGAAGTGCAGGCAGGCCCGTGTCACCACCATCTGTCTGGCCTTCGAGCTGTTCTGGATCTTCCGGCACGAGGGACTGATCGGCAGCTTCATTGCCGACAACAACGAGAGAAGGTCCTTCTTTTCCCAGTTGATCAATGACTACATCAAATCGCTCGATCAATTTCCTGACTTTCACATCCCGGTGGATAAATCGAACAACGAGTATGTGGCTCTGCAAAACAGATCCATGCTGGTGTTCAGTCACGCTAATCAGAGATCGGTCGGCAACCTCGGGCGCGGAATGGGCGTCTCGATGGTTCACGGCACGGAGGTCGGCTTATGGAAAGATCAGGCTGGCCTTGCTTCTCTCTTGTCTTCGTTGGCTACCAAGAACCCGAACCGCCTTTTCATCTTCGAGGGCACCGCTCAAGGTCACAACATGTATAAGAGCATGTGGGAGACCTCCGAGCGATCAGCCGTCGAGAAGGCGATCTTCGTGGGCTGGTGGCTCCATGAGGACTTCCGCTACGAGAAGGACACCCCGCAGTACAAGACCTATTGGGAGACGGACCCGGCTTTTGATCAGGAGGAACGGAAGTGGGCGAAGGTCGTTGAGAGACGCTATGGGGTAGAGATCACCCCCGAGCACATGGCATGGTGGAGGTACACCCTTTCCGAGAAGTTCAACGGCGACCTTGAGATGATGTATCAGGAGAACCCGCCCCACCCCGAACTGGCCTTCCAGTTCAGCGGCAATCCCTTCCTCTCCAAGAAGGCCCTGAACTACCGCCTGCAGGAAAGCTCGGACGCTCTAGAACGTGCTAGGTACTTCAGGTTCGTATTTCCCGGAGGCGCCACCTCCGAGTTCATGGAGATGAAGATGATCGAGGTTCCCCGGAAGTCGGGGTGGTATGACCTGATTGTCTGGGAACCCCCAAGGACAGGTCTCGGAGTTGTCTATGTAATCGGCGCAGATCCCGCACATGGATCCTCAGAAGAATCCTGCAACGCAAGTGTACAGGTGCTTCGTTGCTACGCAGACAAGATTGAGCAAGTTGCTGAGTTCTCTCGCAAGAATCTGCCAGCATATCAGTTAGCGTGGGTAATTCTTTATCTATATGGCGCATACCATTCAGAGTGTATCTTTTCTGTCGAAGTTCAAGGCGGCGGTCATGAGGTCTACGCTGAGATCCAACGTGTTCAAGCTCGGGTTGGGGCGGCCATTCCCCTTGACATGTGCCGACATTTTGCCGGTCTCCAGCATTATCTCTACGCCCGTCCCGACACCCGTCAGAAGGCGTTCAGCACCATCCACTGGAAGACCACCCCCGATAACCGGGAAAGAATGATGGAGGCGATCAGGACCTTTGTCGAGAAGCCCCAGCTGATGATCTTGAGATCCAAAGCCCTGGTCGATGAACTGGCCATTCTAGTTCGTACCGGAGCGGGAAAGATAGAGACGGCGGGAGAGGACGACCGGGTAATGGCACTGGCGATTGCCCTGATCATCTTTACCGATCACATCATCTTCAAGTTCGCCGGAAAGGAAGCTAGAAGGAAATTTTCATATGACTCCGAGGATTTCGTTCGCGAAAGACAAACCTCTGATGAACAATACAAAGTCGGTGACCTGATCCATGACCGCCTGATGGGCTGGAGAGACAAGGTGATGAAGAAATGATCAGAAAGGAATTCAACTGTGCAACCTGCGGAGACTTTGAATCTGGATTACCCAGATGTCCTAAATGCGGCGAACAGGCTACTCGGGTCTTTAGAACTCCAGTTGGACTTGGATTTGGAAAGGCTAAGAGCATCGACCGCGTTATCAATGGAGAGTTCGCTCGACGCAGTATCTCGAACTATACGAACGCGGGAGGTCGTCCGGTCGTTAATTACGGAACTGGAGACTACAACGGGATCAAGGCAGGGTGGGGCAAAGGCCAGTTGGCCAACATCCAGCAGCAGTACTCTCCTATGCAGCCCCTCACTCCTCCACAGCTTCCCGGTGGTCGGGCCAATCTTGCCGTCCCGCACGTAGACATGAGTCAGCAGGCCCCGCCTCATCAGGCATGGGGCGGCAACGTTCCCACTGAACGGATGGATCTTACACCAAATGAATAGGAGAGGGTTTCTCGGTTTAATCGGGCTGGCGGTTGGTTCTAGGTTTCTACCCAAGGTTCCCGGATTGCCAAAACCAGCAATTCAGTTGCCGGTTACGCCAATCATTCCCGAGGGCGCCTTGGGAACCCGGCTTTCCTATATCACCCGAAGGTCGTATCTGGAGCCTGCCATCATGCAGATATACAATACTTCTCCGGTTCTTTGCGGAATGCTTTCCAAGAATTCCAAGAATGAGATTCAGGCATAACCCGGCGAAGCGAGAGAATCTGGCCCTTGAGGTTCTAGAAGTCTGCCGGTCTTCCCAGAACGAGAGGGCATCATTTTACAGGACGGTGCGCCACATCCACAGGTATGGCGCCCACTCAGGTATCGAGTGCAAGGACAACCGGATCAAGCCGATCGTTGACCGCCTTTCCTCGTTCCTCTATGCGCCGGAGTCAGTCAACTTCTGGGCCGACCTAGGACCGGAGGCACTGGCCAACTGGGGTGACATCCCCGATGCCACCATGGCCCAGCTTTCCCAGATCGACACCATGCAGGCGATCCCGGAAGACAAGCTGGAGCAGATGCTGGAGTCCATCCAGTTCGACCGGATCGAGTCGGTGATCGACTCACTCAATGACAGCTGGACTGACACCGACATCGACATAGAACTGGGAGACGCGATCGACAATGCCCTGATCGACGGCTCCTCGATCGTCACCCTGCAGGCCGAGCAGAGAAGCGACGGCAAGAATTCGATCGTCAGTTACCCGATCATGCCGGAGTTCTTCGGGGTCTGGCGGGAAGATCAGAAGTCTCTTAGCAAGCAGCAGGCGGTCAGCCACACCACCCACCTTTCAGAGCCGGAAGTCCGGTTTCTTCTCAGGTTCATGCCCGACCTGGAAGACATCATGAAGGGCATGGAACCGGGAGAGAACGATCAGGTTTCCGCTGGCCGGGTCTTCCCAACTTCTGCCAATGACACCTCGATCTCAGGTTCACCCCTTGGAGTCTTTACTGGCCAGTTTGACTACGCCCCTCACCACGGTGCGCCTCTCTACAAGCTACACGAACTTTATGCTTGGGACGATAACGAAGGGGATTATAGATACTTCAAGGTCATTGGAGACAGGATCATTGCAGATCTCCTCGTGGGCGGAGAGTATGCTCCGAACGGAGCTTTGGTTAAAAACGGAAACGGGATCAAGGGCCGACTCCCTTTCGTCAAGATTTGCCCCTACCCTATCCGAAATTATTTCTGGGGGTGGTCGCTCGTTGACGGCCTGCAGGTTATCCAGAACTGGTACTCGGCAAGACTGAACAAGCTCGATGAAACATTTGAGAAGTCGCTTGATAAACCCCGCGTCATCATGGGAATGGGTGGGCTGGATGACGAAATCGACCGTGCTCTCAACACTGCTGGCGGAACTGCGTTCATCGGTCAGCCGGGAGCCAGCGTCCAGGAGATGGATCGGTCGGTCCCGCCCCAAGCTCTTGAGATTCTAGAATCAATCAGGGATACCTTCTATGACTACTCCTCGATGCGACCCTCGATGTTTGGCAAGCAGGATCAGCAGGGTGCACGCACGGAGGGGATTGCATCGCAGTTCATGCGGGTTGGTGCGGCCCCGGTTAGACGGATTGCTCTCACGGTTGAAAAGCAGATTGAGGAGATCGCTTCTCTCTTATTCCTCTTCAAGAGAAGGTACGAAGATGAGAAGCTATCTGGTCCGAACGGCGAGAGCTTTGTTCTGGCTGACTTCCCCGAGGAGGCCCGTATCAAGGTTGATGGTCATAGCCAGTGTCCGCTGTTTGTCGAAGATAACGCCCGACAGGCTGAAGCTCTACAGAGAGCGGGTGTTCTCACTCCGACGACGCTCGTTGACCTTATACATCCTCAAATGAAGGGGCTGATAAAGTTCCGGCTGCGGAAGATCGAGATGGCCAAGATGGTGGCCGAGCAGCAGATGAAACTTCAGCAGCAGGCCAAGAGATCAGGCAAGGACTCGGCCAAGTAATTGATCACGTTTGCAATAATCTCTGTTGCATTGTTCTAGAATCACTGCTAGAACGGTTTAACTCGGACCATGGCTCCAATTAAGTTTGGAAGTCCGATCAACCTAAACAGAAAAGAGGAGACACTATGGATCTTATTCCTTCGTTTCGCAGACACCGACGTGGTCGCCGGAAGTAATTCCGTCATCTGACGTTTTGTCATATCTAGGAGATGGCTGACGAACAACCAGATGCAGGAGGCGGCGACGCTCCCATGCCACCGGACTCGCCAGCCCCTCCGTCGCAGGGTGGTGCACCACCGGGAGGCGGAACCCTCCCGCCCCAAGGAGCTGCCGGAGCACAGCAACCTAGCGCTCTAGGTCAGGAAGCAATGGCCCGGGCGCAGCTCAAGCTGATCGTCCACGCTCTCCACACCAAGATTTTCCCATCCTTCCCTCTCAATTCAGAGGAAGGAAAGGCCGTTCAGAAAGCTCTCAATGCCCTCGCTCCCTATGGAGGAGGAGGAGACGGAGACAAGGGCGGCGGAAAGAACGACGCCATGTCAGCGCTGATGGCAAGGGCCATGGCGGCCAAGGGCGGCGGTCAGCCGGGAATGGCCCAGCCTAATCGAGGCCCGATTCCATCAGCCACCGGAGGCGGTCAATGAAATGCCCAAACCTTTCTTCGTACGTTAAGAATGCCTCTACCAACGATAGCGCAGAGCCTCAGATGAGGGGCGTCTACCGTGGAGTGCCGATGGACAAGAGAGCCATCAAGCAGAGGCCAGTTTCAGAACTAGTTAGAACAGCAGGAAAGAAATGAGAAAGCCAAATACCTTTTCCACCCGCAGGCCGACCGACACCAACCAAGTCGATCGCGACCTGATCTGCCCTCCAGTGATCCCTCAGATCGCTTCCCTCGAAATCAAGAAGGTCGCACCGCGTGCCTTCGCTCAACGAACGATGCGAGTTGGTAAGAAATGACCATAGAGGAACTGATTAAGGAATTCCTGAAAGACTCCCGACCTATGACCGATTGGGAGCGCGAGTCTGCCAACGAGTTCTTTTGGAGTCAATTTGAATGACCGACGCTGAAGAGTTGGCGCAGCTCCGCGAGATGCGGAGAGCTTTGACCAAGGACCCGGAGATTCGCAAGAAGTTCCAGAGGGTCATAAAGGAGGCCATTCCATCGGCCCCTACTCCCGACCTAGATCAGGAGGAGGCCCTGAACAAGAGGCTTTCCGACGAACGCAAGGAGCTTCAGGATCGGATCGAGAAGCTGGAGTCCGAGCGGCTGAAGGCTGAACTGGAATCCAGATACAATGGAGAACGTTCTAGGCTGGCTGGTCCTCCTTATAATTTTGATGAGGAGGATATCGCGGAGGTGGAGAAGCTGATCAAGGATAAGGAGTTTCCCTCCTACGCCTTGGCTGCCGACTACTACAAGGCGACTACCACCCCGAGCAGACCTTCCGGTCTTGGGATCGGAGGATCTCAGCGATCCAAGTCGATCAGACAATCCCGAAAAGAGTTCAATGACAAGTTCAAAGGAGTCTTCAAGGGCAACAAGAACTCAAGTTACCAATCAACCTTCGATGACGCTTACGCCAAAGTAATGAGTGGCGACTACCTCAAAGAATAATACCTCGCACATTTAGTTACCGCAGAACATTTTTATGCCTCTAGGACAAGGTTATCTCCCATCGGGTGCAATCGGCACGCAACTCTCTTACATCACCCGTAGGGCGATCCTCGACAAAGGTGTTGTACAGATTTACAACTCCTCGCCTCTGATCTGCGGTTTGCTTTCAAACGCCGCTCTGGAAGCTGGTGGTGTTGACTCCTTCCTCGCCAACGTTCAGATGCAGGGCTTCGTGATGCCCCAGTGGACTGGCTACCAAGGCGCCTTCACTGCGGCCACCAACGTCCAAGGCTTGCAGCAAGCTGCTTGGTCGATGGACTGGGCGGTCGTTCCGATTCCGATCTTCGGTTCTGAGATCCTGATTCAGGACAAGCAGAAGATCCAGGACATCCTTGACCTTCGCCTGACCGATGCCGGTAACGCCATGCGCGACCTGCTCGCGACAGCGCTCTATAACAACGGTGTCACCGCAACCCTCAACCCTCTCCAGATCATTGGGATCAATGGAGCCATCGACGATGGAACCAATCTTAACGTTTACGCTGGAATTAACCGGACCACCTTCCCTGATTGGAAGGCTAAGCGTTACGCTGCTGGATCAGTCAACCCGACCAGAGCCAACGTTATGCAATGGATTGTGGGATCAGCTAAAGCCCAAGGAGAAACTCCAGATTTTGGAATCACTTCTCCCGGTACTTGGGCTCTTCTCGCCCAAGACTTCCTCGGACTAGAACGGTACTACCCGAACGACATGAAGGGCGAGACCTATAACTCGGCCTTCCGCGCCATCGAGGTAGCAGGCGTTCCGATCTACATGGACCCCTACTGCCCGGACGGCACCATGTACCTGATCAACACCAACTACCTGACGATGCGGGTTCACGAGGAAGCGCAGTGGGAAGTGATCGACTTTGTGCCGCTGACCCCCGTCAACCAGATCGGTTTCCTCGGGCTGGTCTTCATCGTTCTAGCACTGACCCTGACCAAACCTAAGTCCTGTGCCGTAATCACCGGACTGAACTCAGTGACGATCTAAGTATGGCAGCTCCCACTTCATTCAATATCGCCTGTGCTTCCACCACTCCCGGAAGTGGACAGTACCAAGGCGCACTGGTCTGGACAGTCACCGCTCCGTGGGGGTTCTACACTCACGCGAATCTGCGGACGGCGGTCGAGGAAGTGATGTGGAAAGCCACCGGGAAAATGGAAGCCTATCTAATCAACTCAGCCGCAACCTCGGCCAACGAAGTACCACTCTAATTTATGCCACTACCCGGTGTTGGAATCATTCTAGAAAACCCAGCAGCGGCCCCGATTCCTACGGCGGTCGCGTGGACAACCACAGCCTCGAACCAAGGTCTTTCCTCGTTCGCCGGAACCAGTCCGTTCTATGCCCAGCCTCCTTACGGAACCGCTGTCGATGTGCCGGATTGCTTCTTCCAGATTCCGAACGTCCAGACTCTGGGTGTCGCCTCCTACGTCATCCCTCCCGGCCAAGGATACTTGGTCTGCACGGCATCGACCGGGGGAACCCTCCAGCTTCAGGTCGGAGCGGTCGCAACGTGGGTCACCATCCTGACCCTGACCTCCACCACCACGACCTACTTCGTGTCTGATGGAACCAACGTGCGTATCAACGCTACCACTTCCTGCACCTTCACCCTGTACCCGATCCGAGCGTAATGCCCAATCCCGGTGTTGAAGTTCTGAATGAGCATCCACTGACCTTTCCAGTGGATGTCAAGGTTGCGGTGATGAATCGCAACCCTGAGAAGGCGGTTCTCCGCTTTGATGGGTACGACTACGAGTTTGAACCGAACGTAGCCGAGGTGATCGACACTCAGGCGGCCTTCGCACTGTTCGCGGTGGACACCCGGACCCCTCCCGGCAAGACGATCAAGTGCATCAGGGACAAGCAATTCTCTCCGGGTGGCAATTCCAACTCGTTCTATAACGAATGCCTGATCAAATACGGGGCGGCCAACTCGCCCAAGGGCCGGGAATGGTTCGACAACTTCGAGTTCAAGCTGGTCAAGTCCACCAAGAAGATTGCAGCAGTCGATTTCGATAAGCTGACCCTCAAGTAGGTCATGAATGAATCTAGGAGACTATCTTTACCTCACGCAGAAGTTCTTGCGGGATAGTCAAAACCTATTCTACGACCAGACCTACCTCACAAAATGCATCAATTTAGCCCGAAATGATGTCATTTATGCTGCTAGATCGACCCGTGCGCTCGGTCTGATCAACCTCATTCAAGGGGTCCAAAGCTACTCTTTTGACCCCATTTTGGCCGCAATTCAGGGCAATGGGTTCAATTACCAGCAGATTCTCTCGATCCTCACCCTGACGGTCGAGTACAACAACCCCTCTCCGGCCCCGAATATCCCTGCCACTCAGGGAATTCTGACCTATCAGCTCGACTACTACCCGTGGTCTAGGTTCTCCGCGATCTACCGGGCCTTCCCGATCTCGATCTACCCCTCGATCTGGTCAATGTACGGAGACACCCAGTTCTACGTGGCCCCCATCCCCTCGGATACCTACGTTCTAGAATGCGATGTGCTCTGCGCTCCCCCTGATTTAGTGAATACCTCAGACGTGGAGACGGCTTTCGTGAAACCGTGGACTGATCTGGTTCCGATAGAGGCTTGCTACTGGGCCAAGCTCTACGAGAACAGCTACAACGAGGCTGAGAACTTTCAGAAGATGGCGCTGCAACTCTTCAACGTCAGAATCCCGATCAAATCTCTCTGGCGTATCCCCAGCCAGTACGGCACACTGATGACCTAGAACTCTAGATGCCCTACCAGAAGACATTAGAACCCAAGGTCAAGGAGATCATGATCCCCTCCGGGGGTGCTCCGTGGTCGGGGATCAACCGGTACGAGGAGTTCAGCCGCTACACCATTCAGGACAACCAGTTTGATGATCTGATCAATGCGATCCCGATGGGACCTAGCATCAAGCAGATCCCCGGCAACTCCGCGCCCTTCGTCACCCTCCCATCTCCGGCCATCTGGATGATCGAGTTCCAGCTGAACGCCGGTTTCTTCATCTTTGCTCTCTGCGAGGACGGCCACCTCAGGCAGGTAGCCATTCCCGGTGGAGCGATCGTTGATTGCTCCACCTCCACCAGTCTCGGCCCCAACTGCGACATTGCGCTCTGGCAGGAAACGAACGTAATTATCTCAGATCCAGATGTCAGCAAAACCTACTCATGGGACGGGACAACCTTCACCCACATCACTGCTCTCGATGGGGTTAAGGGAGCCTTCATTACTGTATTCTCAGGACGCCTCTGGCTCTCACACGGAAACGTTGTCGTATTCACACAGGGCGGAACATTCAATAGTCTGGGTGGCGACTCAGGGTCTTTCCTTATCATTGATTCCGATTGCATCACCCCGATTCAAGCACTGTTTCCTTTCAACGGATTGCTCTATATCTTCGGGCAAGATTGGGTCCAGGTTCTAGGTAACCTCTTTGTCTCCGGTTCCCCCGCAGTTCTCCAGTTCACCAAGTACACGATCGAGGTTCAGGTCGGCCTCTCATCGAAGTGGTCGCTGATCACCTTCGGATCAACTCTCTACTGGGCCAATCCGAATGGGATCTGGTCTTTCACTGGAACGGTTCCGCAGAAGATCAGCATGCCGGTGGATAACTTCTTCGACCAGCAGGAGAGTGACTCCACACTGGCCAGCTGCTTCTGTGAAATCTACTCGGAGCCTTGTCTCGCGTGGGCGGTCCACACTTCCAACGACAACGCCTACGGACTTCTGGCCTACAGCGTAATCAACAACCTCTGGTTCAGGGTCGTTCTAGGTCAGACCAACTTCGTTACTGACGGAACGATCAACAACGTTGCTACCTGCTGGGGAACGGACGGCCTGAACATCTTCACGATGTTCACCGACCTGACAGATCCGGTGACCTCAACGTGGGGGTTCAAGTACTGGAACTTCGGAACCCCGATCGGATACAAGCGGGTTCTCAAGATGGGTGTGGCCACGATGATCAGTGCCACGGCCACCGCAACCATGAATCTCTTCAACGACTCCGGGATGGCTCTTGCCGCGCCTTTCGGGTCGCAAACCCAAAGCGTAACCTCGCTTCTCATCTTCATCGGCAAAGACGGAAACCCCATAAACTGGACTAATTAAATGGCTACTGGATTCGGCGTTTACTACATTCAAAAGCTGCTCAATCAGCAGTTCGGCGGAACGGCCTACACCTTTGTCGGTGTTGACCTAGCACTCTGCACCACCTCCGGCTCGGCCTCCGCGCTGGGAACCGAGGTCACTGGCGGATCTTACGTTCGTCTGAGCGTACCCGCGAGCACGACCACCTTCCCAACGATCTCTGGAGCGACGACCACGATCAACAACAACGTCACCCTCACCTTCGTTACCAGCACTGGTACATGGGGAACGGTCACGACGGTGTTCGTGGTTGAGCACGGAAACAGCAACATCCTTTACTTCGGAGACTTGGTTGCTTCGCAGACGGTCGGAACCAACAACGTGTTCCAATTCCTCGCGAACAACTTTTCTGTCCAGCTGACCTAGTACATAGTGGGTTATGACAAAACCCACGCCAGTAAACGCCGAGGTCTACATCACGGCTCGAATGTCCATGAATCAACTCATGGAATTCGAGGCCATGAAAGCCGAACTCCTGCAACGTCATCCCAATTGGCAGGAGCGCGGAGTAATGTGGTCATGGCAAAAAGTTGGAGATCCGGTCATGGAGAACACTCTTCGGCCACAGGATTGGTTTGAACTCGGGATGATGTTTGTTCTGCACGATCAGGGAAAACTATGACCCCGAACGATACCGCCAAGACGATCTCAACTGACGGCAGTCTTGCCGACGTACAGGCCGCAGTCACCTACATGGTAGGTAAGGCTCAGGATGGATGGGTTATTACGATCGGGGTCGATGGCGGGTCGTACACTTGGACGAATACCCTGACCATTCCGAGCACCTTCAATCAGGTCTACACGATCACGGGCGCCGGATCGACTACCACCAGATCGAAGATCACCTCGACCCACAGCAACTATTCCTCGATCACCCTTCAGACCAACAACAACAAGCTGGCACGCTTCACCAACTGCATCTTCACTTCGACGGGAAGCAACGCCGGAGGATTTCTCCATGTTCAGCCTCCGGCCAGCGGGATTGCCAGACTGGCCTTCAGGATCGACAACTGTGATTTCGCAGACACCCAGCCGTTCGCGATCAAAATCAACGACGATAACCAGAACAACGCCACTGTTTACGGACTGATTGATCACTGCGCCTTTACCCAGACTGGTGAAGGGATGAATGGTATCTACAGTTTTGCCGGTGGGACCGCCAACCAGTGGGCGACCAGCATGACCCTCGGCACCACCGATGCGATCTACATTGAGGATTGCACTTGGAACAATACCGGGAACAACACCTCATCGGTCATCGGTCGGCCAGCCATTGACTCGGCCTACTTCGGAGTCCGGTGGGTGGCGCGGCACTGCAACTTCACCAACTGGACCTGTGTGCTGCACGGTGCTGACTCGGCTCCGAATTCCACCCTTCAGGTAGAATTCTATAACAACACCTTAACCATCGTGAACGGGGCCAGTTCCCCGGCAGACTATGGTCTTTACAACCGGGGTGGGGTAACCATTGCCTACAACAACACCTTTGTTCCCGGAGCGGTAGGGTTTCCAAACCAGTGTTTCAAGTTTGCTAACGACAGCACCAACGGATTTGAGAAGGTCGGGCAAGGATGTGTGAACGGAGTTGAAACCCTTCTAGGTTCCTACTTCTATAACAACACCACCAACGGAGCACCGCTCTTTTTCCCGAATGCCACCTCTCCTCAGTTCCCGACCGGGCTGGCGCTGAACACCAACATCTTCGCTCAGGCTCCCGGTCCCGGACTTCCACTCACTTCCTACACTGCTCTGTCGTATCCTCACCCGCTTCAGAACGCCACCACTCCGAGTAACGTTCATTACGTTTCCTTCAATCTAGGAAGCGACAGCAACGACGGGAACACCCCGACAACCCCTTGGCAGAACTGCCCCGGAATGTCCACCTACACAGGGTCTGGGGTACTGAACCCCGGAGACACGGTTTACTTTGACCGGGCTTCTACGTGGACAATGCCAGCGGCGAACCAAGGATTATACCTGACCGGGGGAGTAACCTATATCGGGAACAGCTTCGGAACTGGAACCGCCCGGGCGATCCTCCGCGCAGGCGGAACCCTGACAGCAGGCACCGTCCGCTTCATCGACCACCCGACCATTCCGACTATTTTTCAGGGATTCGAGGTAGATACCAATAATCAGGTCAACAACGGAATCGACATCAACCATCGGTTCTTTGTCCTGATGAACGGCGCCACGAAGCGGGTTCAGGACTGCATTGTCCACAACAACTTCTCGGACCAGACACAGAACCAGTTCACCTACGGGATCATTGTGTCCAACAATGGAGGACTTCAGGGATTGGTTGCCAATGTGGAGATCATCAGCACGATCTGTCACGACACCTCGCGGGATGCCATCTGTCTTTACACCGGGGATCAGGACGCCAACTGCAACATCACCAACTGCACGGTCAGGATGTGCGAGGCATACAACACTGGTCAGGACCCGGCCTATACCGCAGGCTCTGGATTTCTGGTCAAGGGTCAGGTGACCAACGGCACGGTGGAATACTGCTACGCTCACGACACCAAGGGCGCCCCGATCTTTATCTCCTCGGATGAGACGAATCACTTCGCGGGTGTTGGTCTGGTCAACATCCACATCCGCTACAACGTAGCGACGACCAACAACGTCAACGGAGGGATTCGGGTTTACAGTCAGGCCAGCGGATCAGATCCTAAGGATCTGAAGATTTACGGAAACATTGTCTACAACGAGACGACGACCGGAGGTCTTTACATCGGAAATGAGAACGGCAGCACGATGTCGCTGCTGATCTACAACAACACGTTCTATAACGCTCCCGTTGTTTTCACCAACTTCCCGGCCACGGTCACTGCCTTCGAGTTCAGGAATAATATCTGCGTGGGAATCGGAAACGGAATCCCTCTCACTGATGCCGGGGGAAAGATCCAGCTTCACTCCAACAACATTTTCCGGGCTCCTTCAGGGACTCTGGTTTCCAGCGGGGCAACCAACTACACGGCGGCCACTCTCTCGAACTACGAGGCAACGGCGCTGAGTTCAGATCCTCTCTTTGCCAGCACCTCCAACCTTCCTACGGTCTTCGCCGGAGTCTACGGATCGACCCTGGCTCCGGCAGCCAACGGCCTCTCCCTGATCACCGGATCACCCGGTCTCAACTCAGGTGCCGTTCTCTCGACCGGAGGCGGATACAACACCCTGTTCCCACTCACCGAGAATCCTATCTCGGAAAGCGGTCACTGGCAGAGCGGAGCGGCCTTTGGGTTCTCGGATGTCAGGACCACCGCAGGTCTGGCTTTCGGAACCCAGCTTGGAACCCTTTCCCAGCCGCAGCAGTTCGCTGACTCTACCGCTCTTCTCACTGGAACATGGGGGCCAAACCAGACGGTCACCGCCAAGCTGCGGGTTCTCTCTGCTCCATCATCCTCCTCGATCTTCACCGAGGTGGAATGCCGACTTAGAAGCAACTTCGGAAGCAACTCCTGCACGGGATACGAGGTCAACCTTTCTGTCTCCACCAACACGAATAACCTGTACTGTCAGATTGTCCGGTGGAACGGACCCCTTGGAAACTTCACCCTCCTGAACAGTCAGGGTGGAGTTCACGGAGTTGATGGGGATATCTTCATGGCCACCATCTCGGGAACTACCATCACGGCTTTCCTGAATGGGGCGCAGATCGTGACGTGGACTGACAGCACCTACTCCACTGGTCAGCCGGGGATGGGCTTCTTTCTAGAAGGAACTTCAGGGATCAATGCCAACTACGGATTCCAGAGTTACACCGCATCTGATGGAACCCAGACATTATCCTACAATAACAGCATTAACTCGGTAGTTAGAACCGCAACCGCATGGGATCGTGGTGCCTATCAAGGAGCCACTTCCGCAATCCAACCAGTCTTTGCCAGTGTGTTCATAAGATGATATGGCGATAGCTTTCGTACAGGCTCCGATCGGGGTTGTTTCAGGAGCGGCCAGCCCCACGATTCAGTTCGGATCGAACACCACCAGCGGCAATTTCATTGTCGTTGGTGTGATGATTGCCGGAGCCGGGCAGACGGTCAACACCATTGCCGACAGCGGTGGGGTGAACACCTACACCAAGGCAATTGCCTTTGCTCCGGCCAACGGGTTCTCGGTTGAAATCTGGTATGCCCTGAACATCACCGGAGGAACCACTCCGACCATCACCGTAAATACGATCAACGGCGGCAATAACATGCTGATCGAGATTTACGAGTTCAGCGGAGTTGCCACCTCCAGTCCTGCCGATGGAGCCGGAGCAACCGGATCAGGGACTTCGACCAGCTGCGCATTGAGCGCTGGCCTGACGACGACCAATGCCAACGACCTCCTGATTGCTTTCAACAACTGCGCCCAGACCGGAACCGCAGGACCTGCCAGCTTTACCACTGAGACGAACTTCTTTCAGGGTGCGTACAGGATTGTTTCGGCAACCAGCACCTACACCTCGACCTTTACCCAGAGCCCGAGCGACGCCTTTGGAGTTGCCCTCTTTGCCTTCAAGGCATCTGCCGGAGCAACTCCGGTCAATGCCACGGTCGCTATCGCGGCAACCGCCAAGTTCGCAACCATCACTCCGAGGGTTACCAAGGATGCAACCTTCTTCTGCGCGGCGGGAGCGGCGGCAACATTCAGGTGCGATCTAGGAGTATTCGGACACGCCATCCTTCAAGGTAAGGCGACTTCCACCACCTTCACCGGGCAATCAACTCAGCTCAAAACTGAGAGAGCGCAAGGTAAGGCGACAGCAACTCTTGCCCCGTTCGTAACTCACAACGCATCAGTTGCGATCCAGGGATCTGCTGGAGCTTCTAGGTTCAACGCCGGATCGAATCCAACTCAGGTCAATGCGACGGTTCATCTGTTTGGTTTTGCGGCCAACAACGTTGTCATCAACCAGTTTATTGGCCGCGCCTTCCTGACTCTGAGGGCGACCATCCCTCTTTATCAGGTTTCTATCAATGGCCGGGCGACTCTTACTCCCAATCCTCAGGTCACCAGAAATTCCACCCTCTCCGTTCTAGGTAAGGCGAAGCTGACTCTGGCGGCACTGGTCACAGGTCCGGGAGCGATCAACGCCACACTGGTAATTCAGGGCCGGGCCAGATTTACGACCATCTCACCTCGGGTGATGAAGGGTGCTCAGGTCGTTATAGAAGCCGGAAACCCGATCTTTATTCCGGTTCAGGGCAAGGTGTCCCTGATGGGACGGGCGAGGATGACCCTCAATCCTCTGGTCACCAAGGGTCCTCAGGTCCTGATTCAGGGCCGGGTAACCCTGACCCCGAACCCGACTCTCGGCGGAACCAACAACATCTTCGGTGGTGTTCACTTCGCAGGCCGGGCCACGGCAAGGTTCTTCATTCCTCCTTCCAGCATTCCGGGAACTCTCCGGGTTCTAGGTCGGGCCTTCCTGACTCCGGTTGCCACCAATGTGGTTTCTCTTTCGGCCACAGTCGCCATCCGTGGCCGTGCAGCCGGGTTCTTCTCAGGGTTTACTCAAGGCGGCACGTTCAACAATGCGGTGGTCAACTTGGCAGGACGTGCGATCACCACCGCTTCCGCGTTCAGGCTGGTTCAGCCGACCGTCGGCATCTCCGGTCTGGCCAACATGGGTCTGTTCCCCGGAGGAACCCTTCGGGCTACTCTGGCGATCCAAGGTTTTGCCTCTTTCATTCCCCAAGTGCCCAAGCAGCTCCTGCAATGGTCGAGCGGGAACACCCTTCAGTACAAGGTCTGGCAGTACAACACCGAGAATATGGTTCGTGTTCTAGGTTCCAGCTGGACTGCAACCAGTGTAGGATTATCATTTCAAGCGTTGGCCTTTGAAATCGTTTCGACAGAGGCCGGATGGGGTAGCTAATGCCAAGACCAGTAGTCGAGCCTAATGTTTTCGGTCAGTTGAGCGGGACAGTTTCTGCTTCCCTTCTAGATCAGAACTTCAATGCCCTGACCGCGATCACCAATGACTCGGCAGCTGGATGGACTAATGCGGCGGTTGATACCGGGAGCGTCAATAGCTACGTGGTCAATCTGGTGCCTCCCGCCGCAGGGTACACCAACGGATTCTTTCTTTCGTTTCTCCCACTAAACGCCAACACCGGACCTAGCTCGATCAATGTAAACAATTTGGGTAATATCCAGATCCTTTCATCGAACGGAAGCGCACTGACCCCGCAGGTAATTCAGGTGGGAACCCTTTACACCCTGATGTGTATCAACGGGGCAATGAGGATCATCTCTCCCAATGCCAGTGTTATGGTGGGTCAGATTTTAATGTTCGGAGGACCATCCTCGGCTATTCCCGTCAGCTGGTTGGCCTGCAATGGTTCGGCTGTTTCCAGAACCCAGTACGCGGCACTGTTCGGGGTGATTGCCTCCACCTACGGAGCGGGTGACGGGTCCACCACCTTCAATCTCCCCAACTTCACCAACCGTTTCCCGACCAACTCAGGCAATGTGGGAACCGTTGGAGGCGCTAACACAACTGTTCTGACAGTGGCCAATCTTCCGTCACACACCCACCAGTGGATTGATAACGGCCACACCCATAATTACACATCTCCGGGAGCCATCGTCGGGCTGCAGGCCGGAGGAGGTACGTTCTTTACTCAGGCGGCGGCGGTGACCGGGAGTAATAATCAGGTCGTTGGTTCGATCGGAGCAACTGGATCTGGAACTGCGATCAATAATCAGCCAGCCTTCCTGTCAGTGAACTTCATCATCAGGGCCTTCTAGAATGGGAAATACCCAGTTCAGTCCCCTGCTGTGGAAGTCGTTTGATCTCTCGGACAAGCCACACCAGCAACTGTTTCTGGGTCAGCTGACCGACCTTCTCAATTTCCTTTCCTCGGCCCAAGGACTGGGAACCCTGCTTAATGGAAGCGAGGTTCTAGGAGCGAATTCCCTTTCGATGGGCGGCGGCAATCTTGGAACAATCACCACCAATCAGACGGTCCAACTTGCGCAGGCCGCAAGTATCGCGGGAACAACTAACGTCACCAC